CTAAAGATAGATAAACTACATTAAGCCCAGCCATTGCCCAGTTAACTGCAAGGTTCTGCAAGAATAACGATTTACCTGCACCCGACTGTCCTGCAAAGATTGTAATTTCGCCGCGATTTAATCCGCCGAATAGCTTATCATCTACTGTTTTCCATCCTGTCGAACATTGTCCTTTATTCTCTCTAAGTGCTTCCAATCTAGATTTGGGATCGGCAAAATAATCGAGTCCAAGGTCTTTAACTAATGCAATCTGCACTGCTGCCTTAATTGTTGCCTCTACCTCGCCATATCTACCCTGATCTAACATTTCGGGAGATGCCAAGATTGCGTCTCTAAGTGCCTTGTGTTTACAGAACTTCTCGAATTCTCGTAGGAACCAATTATCATGCGTGGCAGCTTCAACCTCCATGATTTTTATGTCTTTCTTGGTGACTGCCTTAATTTCTTCTAGAGAAGGAATTATAGAGAAAGCTGTACTATATCCCTCAATAAAGGCAACCGTATCTCTATTTTGCTTATCGTCAAAATATCCCGACTTAATAATGCCTTTACAGCGGACAAACAGATCCTTATTACTCATCATAAAACTGATGAATAGGTCCTCTATGTCCTTACTATAATCATTAATTTCGCTGGCGTCGTCTCTGTCGCTCATTTTGTTCTATGTTCCATCTCAATTTGATCTTATCTTTGCCCGATACAGCAGACGAGATTACAGAATGTGTTGTAAGCAATCTACCATACTTCTCTGCTGCCTTTGCGGCATCCTTGATGTTGACGTCCCACTTAGGAAAGGACACTGACCAGTCGTTCTCAATGGCTACCTCGACTAAATCACGACCTTTCTTATCCCTGTCTGGACAGACGATTACCTGTTTCTGTAAACGATTAATAATGTCAACCTTCGTCTGACCTATCTCTCCTAATATACTTATGCCATCGATAACCCATGCGTCAAGCACACCTTCGGTTACGAGAGCGTATTTACGAGACCATGCTTGTTGATGATCCAGATTATAGACAAAGTCCGGAGGGCATTGCTGATAGTATTTGGGTATGGACTTGTCTGGTACGTCGTAATAGAGCCTTGCTGTAAATCCTACTGTTTTTCCTTTATAATAATAAGGAATTATCAATCTCTGATGTAGATTGTGTTCAGTTGACGGCGACCAAAAGAATTCGGATAAATCAACTAATTTTCTGTCTAGTGCATAAGTGGCTACATTTAAGAATTCGGGGTCATCAAGCCCGGCTTCTAGCCAATCAGATATAGACAGAGAATCTTTTGGAAGTTCTACAGATTTCCATCGTTGGAACAATGACTTGAATCTGCTTTCCTTATCTTCCTCAGTTATCTCTCCGTCACCCTCTCGTATACCGTGAATTTGATTCTTCTGCTTAAATATCTCAAATTCAATTTTCTTAATAAAATCTTCATTAATATTAAGTTGATGTAAGAAAAACTTAAATGCTTTTGATAATTCCTTACCTTCGGTATATCCGGCAGAGAATCCACAATTAAAGCAATTCATTGCTATAGATTGTGGATTAAATTGAATACCGAAGCGATTGCGAGTATCCTTACCGTGACCCTGAGTGTGGCAAAGCATACAATGGCGCTTATACCAACCTTTAGGTGCAGGCTTTAGACTACCTATGTTTTGTCTAATCGCATCTGTGAGGACATCTATAATCATTGAACAACTATAACAGATTCTCTAGAGAAAATCAATTATGTTCGAACGATTAGCTTTGCCATAATACCGGGATCTAAGACTTCCTGCGAAGGAAAGTATCTAAACTTCAGCCACATGCAGTTCGCAGAAAATGTCCATGCCTGTGTTCCTGTATAGCCGAAGAACTCAACATCTTGTGACATCGATGATGGATAAATTTTAAACCATCTTTTATCATTAAGATATGGGTCCGGTGTTTCTTCTAATGTACCCCAGATTTCGAGAATTCCTGTAAAGTTTTCGGTATAGGTTGAGAACGACTGTACCGATTCCTTATGATTTAGGACGCGACCTCCCGGGATTCTCCCTGTATAGAAGCATGGTCGAGGACCCGCCGTTAATGGTGATAGAATATCGGGTGTCCAATCTGCTGGTAGCAATGTTACACTCGGGACTGGAGATTTCAACGCCTGTTCTGTAATTTCAATCTCCATAGACACATTATCGTCATAATCGCTATATAACGGCTTTTCAATATAGTAGTCAGGAACGTTTACTACAAATTGCTCAGTCCTAACCAATACCATAGTATAAAGACCGGCATGAATATCGGTAATGTCGCCACTGTTAAGTTCAAGTGTAATAAGGCCTTTTGCTGGGCCCAGCCTGCAAAGCTTCTCTAAAACGACTGTCCTATTATCGGGATCAATAATTCTTGCATATACTTGTTCATTACAAGTAATATCTACCGGTACACGGTCTGGACCTAATACTCTAAAGATTACTTTATTGTCAATGCCCTTGTGTGCCTTAATTGGATTTTTGTTCATCGGTCCGTTATCCTTGCATGAGCAGAAGGTATCTCCCACAGCTAGAAGCTGGCGAACATGATCATAAAGAAACATTTTGTGAAAAGTGATGTCCATTATACCTACCTTTTGTATATTTATCACTAAGAACATCAAAAAAAGTTTCAGCCTATCATAAAGTTCATAAATAAGGAGTATGATAAATTTAGAAGAAATTAAAGAAAAATTCCCTTTTCTCAGTGGAATACGATGCCAAACCCACGAATATATTGGCATTATTCAAAATTCTGACGATAAAATTATAAGCTTCTACGATTATGAGTCTATACGCAGCCCCGAAGAAAAGATTATTTTTCTTGAACACGGGGAAACATGGTGGTGGGAAAGCAACAGATTGTTGCCTATCAACATTTTCCTACAAGGGCAAATGCAGCAATTTAGATACTGCATGAAAACTATAGTGAATAAAGACGTAGAAATTATGTTTGGTTCAATTACTAGCCTAAACAACATAATGAAAAAGCGAATTAAGAAACGTCAGATCCAGCTGATTAGGCGAACGGACTAGTCCTTAGACATCTTCTCTATCAGTAAATTTAGGTTCACGATTATAGCAATTGCATACGCAATCCCGTGACCTCGTTTAAACTGGTATGCATCGTCTCCCTCAATTTTTACCCAAACGTTCTTCTTAATGCTTTCCCACGTGTGCTGCTGTAAATAAGCCTTAGCTGGCCTCATAATTGCTAAGATCATTGCCAAATCTTCTACAGACTTAGGTTTGAACTTTACCAATAGATTACTATGCCCCTTTAAGTGGAATAACTGATCTGTAACTTCTTCATATTCAAAGAAATCCCACGGCGGTTCCGTGTTCATTAATGTTAGAAGATGTTCCTCGCTTTTAATGCCTTCGTACATATTGACATTAAGAAAATCAATCTTGAAATATCCGTAATCTCTTGCAATACGGTGATCTAAGGTCGAAATATTAGTTGTTGGGTCTCTAGGGATATTCTGGAAGAATACCCCTGTATTGTGCTTTTCAAAATTACCATTGGGTCGGTCGATTCGACCAAAGATACACTCAATCCCCTCGAGAATTTTATCTCTTCCAAAACAATCGATATCGACGTCAGTTGTGACTTTCTTCAATTCTTAACATCCTTTCGACTGTAGTTTCAAATCGTTCTGCCCCGAATGTAATGCAGAATGCCAATGCATCTCCTTCATCCTCGAAAGAAAGAACACCCGTAACCCAGTCATGTGATATACGATCTAATATTTTGCATTCTAGCATCCAGTCACCTATCTGATTAACTCCCACTCTGTGCGGTAGTTTAACGGTAATCGGAAGTTTCATAGTCCTGCCTGTTCCAACACAGTTCGAATGTATTCTACATCGTCTTCGGACTTCTTAAATTTCTTCATCCAAAATCCGGGCTCAATTACACCACCAATCATCTTAGCGTGATCTTCATTAAACTGCGACATTAAATTATCGCCCGTTGATGCCAGGTATAAAACCCAGGGACTAACTCTTCCTGTTCTTATAAGATATGCAGCCTCATTCGGGGAGATCTTATTAAAGAAATCTTTAAATTGAACATTATTCTCAGTACACCATTTAAGAATTTCTTCTATAGTTCTTTCCACTGCGCTATCTGCAGGCTCTTTCTTAACAAGATCTTCGACGTATACATCGTATACAAAATCTTTTGTCCAGTCTTTTAGCTTGACACCATTTAAAATAACGTAGTCTATGTATTTCTCAATATAGATTGGTCTTAGATTATCTAAATGACTTCCAAATTTAGCAAAGTCTATATAATACGGGCTGTTTATGAACTCCTCTACTGTCTTTAGCTTTTTAGAATTCATAGTCAGCGAATAGAAGCGTTGAAACGCCCTAAGACCGAATCTGCTTGCAGAAGAATTTACATCCATATGGCGACGCTTCTTAACACACATATGAGTGTTTAGAGTAGTCTCCCTGTGAAACTTTGCTCCGCAGAACTTGCAGGCGTATTTTTGCTCCATTACTTTCTTTGCCAACAAGGCTTACTTTCCTTTTTCAGTCTTAAAAAGGTCATTTATGTATTTGTCGTCGTGGCCATTATCTCTGAAAAATTGCTTTAACTCTTCTTCAGAATTAAGCTGCAAAAGCAACTCAAGATCCTCGTCTTTTATTAACGGGAAATATGTTGTTATTGCTTCTTCTATTCGATTTTTCTTAAGTCCCTTAGGTGGTGCAATCCAGGGATGATACTGCTTCTTCTTTGTGCCACACATCGCGAGTAACTTCCACTGAAGTTCGGGATGCTTAGATAATGCGTTGAAATTATTATTTACTAAATCATTAACCATCATTAGGTGATGTTCGGTGTCTCCCTGAGACGAACTCATGAATCTCATCAACACCCATATTCCGATTTCTTTTTTGTGTTCGTCGGATAGATCCCTATAAAAATTCTTGTTACAGAAATCCATTGCTGGCAATTCCATATCTAGCGTTAAGGTGCTTGCCTTCTTCTTTGGCTTCTCTTCTACTATTTCTATTGCATCAGGATTCATTTCAAAGAATCCACTTAGCCAATCCGATACTTCGTTACTCATATTCCTAACCGACTTTTATAATGTAGACGACTTTCGGAATGCTCCTCTGGAGACCTATTAACACAAAGCCCACCGTCGTATAACATTGGTTGGCCTATCCAAGATAACCAGTCGCCAACTCGCAATTCCTTAAATTCATTACTCAAAGAGTGCTCCAATATCAATAACATCCGGTAACTTACTTGTTTCTTTAACAAATAAAACACAATCAGGATAAGGTTTATCCTCGACAGGTACAACAAGAATATTACCGTTCTTTAGTTTTGGAAAATACCATTTTACCTCAGCGTATACATTCGTAATGTTTATCTCTTGTGGTCTGGGAACCATATGTCGTAATGGATTGAATACCATTGTATGGAATCCACGATCATTAAGACTTGTTAAAGGCATTAACTCTAAATCGCTATACTCCTGGTCACAAACAAGTATGGACCAGTCTAACGGCATTTGGACTGTATATTTCCCAATCTTCAATACAACCGCGGGTGCATAGAAACTTTCTAAGAAGATAAGTGGGATAAAAAAATAATCAGGATTTTTAGGATCTGAATAATCTAGTACACAATATCTAATATCCTCAATTTCATTTGGAATCTTATCCAAATTATATGCTTTGTTTTCATTTGTTAGTATATTCATCTAAGTCCTATTTGTTTTCTGTGTTCTTGCCAATCTTTTTCCATTTGCTCTGCACTCTTTCGCATTACAATTCTGCCAATAGGTATCATCTGTGGATCAATATTACACTTAATTAAGTAATCACATAACATATTTTCAAATCCCAGATGTCTAATAGACATAAATGTTATTGTTATGTCAGTATCAGAATCCTCTTCATATAGTATTGTCATTAATTCACGTACCGGTTCGACAGTATATCTTGGTTCAAATTTCAGAACAAGACTATTTGCCTTCGCAAATATCTCTATCAGAGACAAGTATCCCCAGGAAATATTTGTGTATACAGTTCTCAATATTGCACCTTCTTTATAGTGTACGGATATTCTGCCTCTGTATAAAACTTCTTACGCTTTGTCAAATGCCGCTTAGAAAATTTACAATTTGAACATACATCATATACATTCACGAAATCCTTATCAGGTGCAACTCTAATACCTCTACCGATACTTTGAATTACCCTGACGAAGCTTTTTCCAGCCTCAAATAAGACAAGGTTAAAAATACGAACAATGTTAATGCCTGTAGACGCCACACCATACGTGGCTATAATAACCTTCCCGTCAACCTCCTGGACTTCTTTATATTCTGCCTTACGATCCCTTGACTTCATTTTACCCGAAACGAAGATCGAATCTGGTATAAGTGATTGTAACATTTCACCGGTCTGTACGCGATCAACCAATATAAGTGTATTGCCCGATTCGGATATTTCAATTATCTGCTTGGCTAGAAACTTTAACCTAGGCAGACTAGTCGTTAACCACTTTAATTCTGCTTGATAGTTACTAAACGCTGCTTCGCCTAAATCCTGCAGTTGCCAGATGTTGACATGCAATTGTGCAAGTATTCCTAAGTCCTGTAGTTCCTTGGTATTAATCTTGCCAAGCAATGGGCCTATACAAGCGACTACACCGACCTT